TTTCCGTCTTTTAATTCGCAAAGATTCGATTTTTTACCTTCTTGGATGGCTTTTTGAAGTGTAGAAACACCCATTCCTAAAATCTTCGCTAAACGTGTTTTTGTGTAGTTGTTTATAGTTGATGAAACATATCTATCTTTCACCATATAGGAAACGCATATAAAATTCATTAAATCCCTATTTTTTATAGAGCTTTTAATGAATCCTATATTTACGTTTTTTAGCATAAAAAAAACACCTTAGATTAATTTTGGTAATTATTGAAATTGTTTAGATTACTCAATAACCCTATCCAAGGTGTTTTTGTATGTAAAAATATCTTTCTTCGTTTCCTTAATGTAGGTTACATAGTAATCTAAACGAAGCAAACATACATAAATAATTTTTACTTTCCAAATATTTTAGCATATTTTTTAAATATTTTTTTGAGTGGTTATTGCAGGTCCAATAATTTGGTCATTCATAGCATCTTTCAGAGAGTCTATTTCTTTTTTCTTGTCTACAACAAGAGGATTGTTTTCTACCACTGATTCAATAGACATGATTCCTTTTTCGTATGCTTCTGAAAATACTTTTAACATAGCTTCAATATCCTTAGGAATATAAGGTGTAATAATCGGTTCACAATAAACTTCACTAATGATAGATTCAAGACTTGGGTCTATAACCCTGCCGATAGCAGCAACCAATAAATTTATTTCTCTTGTTATACCAAGTGCAAACGTTTCTTCTTTTGACTTGGCTGCCATTGTAGAACTAATAAACAAAAGAGTCAACGCAACTGCGGAAAGATTACCTATTCCTTTGACTTTATCAAAAGAAATATCTGCGGTACTTGAAAGAGAAAAAATAAGTTCTCTCAAATTGTCTATTTCCATCCTTATGGACTCCGGAGGCGTAGTTAAAGCCAAATAATTTGCTTTTGCATCCTGACTAAGTTCAAGAATCTTTCCCTGCTCTCCTTTTGCAGCAAAACCTAATATTTCTCCTGCTACTGCTAAAATAGGACTTCCAAAATAATCATCCATATCCGAATGATTAGAAATAGTTTTTTCAAGCCTGTCAATCATACTTTGTACATCATACCATTCAGGAGATTGCTGTTGGTAATAAACTGCCATAATTTTTTTTACGTAATTAGGTATAGGCTGTTCTATCTCATTTCCTTCACTGTCTGTTAAGTTATCATAAGCCCATTTTCCTTCTTTTTCTACATACTTATAATCATAACCTGCGGTATAAATATCAAAGTGCCTTATTTCTACTCCGTCTTCTTTTATTTTGTATTCTCTTGCAAAAGCAATAAGATCGTCATATTCATCTTTTAAAGGATAAAGTTTATCCCCTAATGAATAAGAAACTATTTTACATTTTAAAGTATATTTTGGATTACCTCCGGTTGGAGAAAAATACCACAATCTTGCACATTCCATTTCTGACATTTGCCGGCGAAGGACCTCTTTGTTTTTATAGTCCATCTTATTCCTCCTTAAAATATCTTCAAGAATTTTTTTCATTCTCTTACCCTTTTCGTTATCAGGATAAAAAATATTATAATCGATAGGAATACTAAGCATAAACCCGACTCTCTGGTCTACTATATATTTTTGCATAGGAAGTCCAATCCTTGATACATTAACTATATCCGTAACGGTTACAGGCTCTCCGTTTTCATCTATTTGTCCTGTATCTTTTTTGATATACTTATCCGGTCTTTTTATTTTATCGAAAATATCATGCCCTAATACATTATATTGATTTTTACAATCTTCTTTACTTATTAAAAATTCAGGCTCTTTAAAAAGTTTTATCTTTTTTTCTATGTCCTGATTGTTTAAAATTGAAATGTAATCCATAGTTTAGTTTTTAGCGTAAATAAGATAATAGTTTAAAAGCGTTCATTTTGTTATTTTTTGTATGAGGATAAAAGCAAAGAGCAAGGCTATCAAAATAGTCCGTTGAAAATCCAAGTCTTTTCCTAATGTCTTCTTTTGCCTCTATCTGTATTTTTCCGTTAGAAAGAACCATGTATCGTATTTCACGACATTCTAAAGCTAATTTGCTATTAGGAGGAAGACATGCACCGGTTTCATTGATAGGATTTAGCCAATCTCTTACAGCCCAATACATATAAGCTCTCATATTAACAAACTCATGAATCCCGGTTATATCTGTAAGATTTGTTGCCGATTCAGATGCCTTACAGGAAAAAACTCTGTTTTTCATTCCTTGTTCAACAAACCTTGAATAAACCCCGGCACCTTCACCAATTGTATCAATAAATGCCTGACTTCTTGGATTTTTAATTAACTTGTTTTTTACCTCTCCTGTAGTTTGCATCTGATCCGCTTTACCTGAAGACTGATGCTGATCGAATTGCACAACAAAATCACCCATTTTTTCACAAATGACAGAACTATCAGTTCCCATGCCCGCCACATCAACACCGAATTGTTTTGGAACAGACTTAATCAAGCCAAGTTCCTTTACTCTTTGCCACCTTTCGTTTGCTAATTCAATCCATCTGTAAGGAATCAAAATATCTTCTGAAACCTCCGGAAACATACCCCTGACTTTTACTCTGAAAAGATCATTGGGTCTGTAATAATCAAACTTTTTTGTTTCTTCATTCTTCCATTTAAAATCTCCCTTCCCTTCGTCAAACTCATTTTTTATAATAGGCTGGCACCAAGTTTCTACCTTGTCTTTTACCCATTCATAGTCTACCTGTCCGGGGATGATTATTTTTTTTGCTTTTACGTTTGGTGCATTAAGATCATCAAGCCTGAAAGATTTCCATCTTTGCGAACTCATTGCCCTTGCAGCGTAACCAATAGAAGTATTAGGATTAAATATGCAAAGCATCTTTGAATTTCCCTGTAAGTTTCCTTCAATAGCAGAAAAGGTAGTTTCTGATATACCGGAAGCCTCTGTAACAACAAACATGGTATTCACGGCGTGGAATCCTGACCATGCTTCCTGATTGGTATCATCTGCTTTAAACCCTGTCAAAAACCATTCTTCCCAATCGGTTCTTATGTCTGTTCCAACAAGCCTTCCCGGAAGTACTTTTGCGTTATTAAACAGCCTTGAAATTTCAGGGTACATAATATTTTGAACCTGTCTACTGGTGGGACCTGTTAATGCGACCTTAGTATTTTCAATAAGTTCCCCATTTGCGTTAAATTTTGGAGTAAGATAAAGAAAGCAAAGAGCTGCTACCGCCCCGACAAAGTCTTTACCTCTTGCGGTTCCGGCTGCCACTGCCACCATTTTATTGGTTTGAATAGCTCTTAATATTTCTTTTTGCTCCGGGTCAAGTCTTACTTTTAAAACGTCCTTAGCAAACAATGGCCAATCGTTTTGCCATTTTTCATATACAGATATTTGTTCTTTCTCAATCATTATCCGTTCTTTTTACCTGCCTGTTTCATAAGTTCTATAAAAGGATGAAGGTGTATATTTACATCCGACTTTTGATTATCAGACCATCCTAAATTCTTTAAACCAAAAATAGCTCCTGTTGGTGTTGATGTTTGAAGATTTGCTTCCATCTGAGCTTCTATTCTAAGCAATGCCCTTGAAACAATATTTCCAAATCTTGGATTATTCTTGTAGTCTGTTAAACTTGATCGTGATTTAAACCCAAGAAAATATGCAAGCCCTGCCGTAGTATAGATTTGTTTTTTCTTTTTCTCAGGTGATTCTGTTTCGTCAATTCCGACATCACCTATCTTAAAATATTCATCAACTTTATTTTGTAGTTCAGTTGCATTTCTATATTTAGCAGTAACAGGCCCATCAGAATTTCTATACCTTCTTATTACAGTTCCATGATTACCCGTGCTAATTACCGGCTTAGGTGTATCACCAAGAATTATCTCATCATAACTTTCGTCATAATCGACCTCTTCGGTTTCTGTTATTTCTTCGGGTTCCATTACAACTTCTTTTGGAACCTTTTTTTTAATTTCTTTTTTTGGAACCTCTTTCTTTTTCATAATATATTATTCACGAACCTCAATAACCCACATTCCTTTCCCGTATTTTCCTTTTACTTTCCTTGGTATGTGGTTACTTGGAAGCATATTATTATTAATTTTTCTTAAAATGGTCATCCCTGACCTTATTTTACCGCCAAATTTAAACAGTTTTCGGTATTCATTCACGCTATACACCATATTAATAATTTTTAATGTTTCACATTGTAACATAACTTATGCAAAAGTATATAATATTTAAATTAAAAGTACAATATTCGCATAATTTATTATTCAATTAAAAAAAAATAAAAAAAAATGAAAGAAAAAATTTTGTTATTTCTCAAAACCCAATTACCGGGGGTTGCAGAAAATTATCTATCTGGGATTGCTGATTTTTATAGCAAAACCATTTTAGACGAACAAACAATCCAGACTACTATTAATGAAGGGGTCGTGGCATTGTTAAAGGAAAACGCAAGAATTCTTCAGGTAGAAGGGGATCGGAGAGCAACAGACGCCAGTAAAACGGCATTAGAAAATTATTTAAAGAAAAATCCTCCTAAAGACCCTGCTAAAGAAATTACTAAAGAAACACCTAAAGAGGAGGAATCTATTGGGGCATTACTTGAAAAAGTTCTTGCAGAAAAATTAAATCCGTTGCAGGAAAAATTAACAAGACTTGAAACGGAAAAGTTACAGTCTACTATTCGGGAGTCACTTTTTACTAAACTAAAAGGAAAAGGTATTCCTGAATCTTACTACAAAGGGCGTGATTTTTCTTCTTTGAAGGAAGACGAACTTGACACATTTTCTGCCTCTATTGAGGAAGAATACAACAGTTTTAAAAAAGAGCTTATCGAAAGCGGTGTAATTGTAAGTATTCCAAAATCTCCTAACGTTGAGACTAAGGAAGGTGAAGCATATGGCAAAGCTGTCGCAGAAGCAAGAAATGCCGGAAAAACAGATAGTGTAATTCCGGGTAAACCACTTTAAAAATTAATCATGCAAATAACAAACGAAACAATCTCTGGTAAAAAAGTAATCTTTGATAGTATCATAGATGAAATTAAAGGGGGTTTGTCTGTGCCGGTTGCAGATCTTGATTATCTTACGCATACAGCGTATGTAGATAAACGCTATCTCCCCGCAGGAACTCCCGTGTACGTTGACTTATCCACAAGGACTGCCACCGTATGTAAATCTACTGTCGCCCTTGCCGGTAGTACCGAACAAGCAATACGGGTTCCTAAAAACCACCATTTCTTTGCCGGTGAACTTCTGAATGACGGGGTTACAAGTTCTGAAATTTCAAGTGTCACCACTACCGCTTCCGGTTATGATGTACTTGCTACTTCAGAAGCTCTTATTTATGCAGAAGGAACAAAGTATGCAGAAGGTTCTGTATCTGGTACTTCTACCGCCCTGCACTTAAGTCCTAACGGGCTTACTAAAGATGAAGTGTATCTTGCTGACGGAAATGCCGATGTTGCTGTTGTAACTATCGGTTCTGTTCGTGAAGTCGCTCTTACTTATCCTATTCCGTCTCTGTATGCTACTTCATTAAGAGGCACTAAATCTTTAATTACTCTTGTATAATGAAAACAACTCTTATTGAAGGTTTGACCCAAAGTGGGTTAGAATCTTTCTTAACTCAGAGACAATACAATGCGCTTTACTGGCCATCGTTTTTTCCTTTGAAGAATGTTGCTACCCTTGACTCTTACACTCTGATCGGAGATGTTGGTTCCAGGATTGCTGCCTCTGTAATTTCTTATAATGCATCCTCTCCTGAACATGGAAGAAAGGCTATCAGAAAACAACATTTTGATATTCCTAAGATTGCGATAAAGAGAACTAAGGACGAAAAGGATATTATTGCTCAAAGAACCACTGCCGTTACTCTTGGACAGAATGCTGTTATTGATGATTACTTTAATGACATTGAATATGTTTCTGATTCATGTCAGGCAAAAATTGAAGAAATGGCTTTGTCGTTTCTTTCCAAGACCACTTATCAGTTGACAACCACAAACAATCCTTTGGGTATTGTAAATGAGGAAGTCATTGATTCCGGTATGCCGTCTGCAAATAAGAAAACCGTAGCTGTTGTTTGGAGCACAGGAAATGCGTCTTCGATGACTCCTATTGCTGATATTAAAGCAGTTGTTAAGGCTGGTCGTGCAAAAGGACATACGTTTTCACGTATCGTAATGAACGCAGATGCTTTTGATCTTATTACAGGAAGTACTGAATTTCAGACCGCCTGCAAGTCGATGATTGTAGGTCAGTCTTTAATTTTAGGATCTATTGGCATTGAATCTGCAAATGCTGTCCTCTCTGCTCTTGGATTGCCAACTATTTCTTTGATTAATACTTCTGTTGGCATAGAAGATAAATCCGGAGTTATTACTTATTCTAATCCTTGGGACACAAATCATGTTCTTTTCATTCCGAGTAACGGGGTAGGATTTTCTTGTGGGAGTATGCACAATGGCCCTATTGCAGAAGAATTAATTAAACCTGCCGGAGTATTACAGGCAAAGAGGGGTAATGTTCTTGTTTCTGTCAAAGAGGGATTTGATCCTATTTCCGTAACCACTAAAGGAGAATGTAATGTGTTCCCTTCATGGACTAACGTAGATCGCTGTTATTCTTTGTATATCGCAAATACTTCTACTTGGGCGTAATGACAAATTTAGATGCGATAAAAGCTAAATTAAACTACCCTTTGCCTGACAATTCTTATATCACGGCTTTGTTAGGCAGGGGGTTAATATCAACAGATGTTTATTCTGATTTTCGTTCTTTGGAACTTGCACAGGCAGACCTTATGTACACTCTTATTACAACTCCTGCAATAACAGAAGGGGGATTTTCGATTTCTCTTTCCAATAAAGAGGCGGTAAGAAGTGCTGCAAACGGCATATATGCAAGGTACGGAGTGAGGAATCCTTACGAAAAGAAACCTACTGCAAAGTTTGTTCAAAAATGGTAAATAAATGATTACTCAATATCCTGATACTATTGTTATAACGATTCCAACTCAGGCAACACAAGATTCAAATGGAAATTGGGTTGCAGGTCATAAAGTGGATTATACCTTTTTGTGTAGGGCTGAGGCTAATTCTGCTGCAAGAAGGATTGCCGGTAATGACGGGATTCTTTTAGATTATAAACTATTATGTTATGCACCGTTAGAAGGCGTTGTTGATGTCTTAATAACTACACAAGACGGGGACTACATAACAACAGAAAAAGGAGAGGCGATTACTGTTGGCAGTTTAATTACTTATATGGAAAACTCAGCGGAGGCATCCTACGTTCTAACAAAAATGTGTGGTAGTATTTTTTCAGGAAATGTAAAAAATTCTTTTAATGGTCAGCTAAATTCAAGACTATGGCTATAAGGTCAACATTTAATCAGACTTCTGCCCTAAGAGAGTTAAGAGCTATTCAAGAAATTGAGTATATGGAGATTCTTGAAGACATGAAAGAAGAGGCTATGTTATTTCTTAAAGATGCAAGAGAACAATTAGAAGGTCATGATCTTGGGTTTTACAACAACAGATCCTTTGAATTAAGGGAATCCATCGCTGCTTATATTTTTAAAGATGGACAACTGGTTTGGTATGACGAAAATGGTAACGCAGAAGAGAACAGAAGATTAATAATGGAAGGAAACCATATCGTCAGTAAAGGGTTTACGTTTGTTGGTATTGCTGGTAAAAATTATGCTTCACACGTTGAATCGAAAGGGTATAACGTTTTAACAAATCAGGGCGAAGCGGTTCTTTTCAATTTGGAAGTAACTTATAAAAAAAGACATGGTAAACTATAAAACATCGGATGCTATTGTAAGTATTGTTTACGGTTTGTTAGGATCAATTACTGTTCCTAAGTACAAAAATAATAAGCCGACACTTGCAAGTCCTTTGGAATATGTAGTAATAAACGCTCTACCGGTTGATGCTAATGTAATGCAAAAATGCCGTGTAAATGTTAATTACCATGTTAAGGACATTAACGGTGGAACCGGAGTAGGTCTTGTTCCTGACTTGGTAAAGATAGATGCCGGATCATTGGCTGTTCTTACGATCCTTGAAAAAGTTACTTCTACTAATTACCTGATTGACTTTGAAGGTCAGGAAACTATTCCCGAAGAAAATCTTGGGGAACATTATTCAAACTTAAAATTTTCTTTTAAATACATTAATAATTAAAGCTATGGCTGAAAATCACATTTATTCATTGAAATCTGTAAAGTTTGGTACTCCTACAGGTACGGCAACAATGCCTTCCGCAACGGGTCTTACTTTACTTCCTAAAACAGAAAAAGGTTCTGTTGTTATTGAGGAATCTGAGGCTACTGATAACGATTTTTTCGTAGATCAGTCTCCGTATCCTATTGAGTCCATCCCTTCAGAGGCAGGTACTTGGAGCGCAGTTGCACGATTTAACGACATTCAATACTCAACTCTTGCTATTTTTAAAGGTGGCGTAGGTGATGCTTCCGGGTTTACACCTTCTACCGGATGGCAAACTATCCGAAAAGCATTGGAGTTTGAAACAGACTCCGGTCATATTGTTGACTTTTATAACGCTGCTTGCAAAGTCAGGTTCTTGGGACTTGGAGGCCGTGATAAGCTTGCCTCTATGGAATTGATGGCAAAACCGCTTATTTGTGCTGATGGTACTGCACCTTATGCAATAAGACCTGTATAATGAACAGCCCCCTTCGGGGGGCTTTCTTTTAAAGCTATAACATATATGTATAATACTGAAAAGAAATTTGCCCGTTTAATACTTGGAAAAGTAACTGAACAAGATTGCTTTACTATAAAGCATTTGGGAATGTCATTTAATCTAAGCATAAAACCCGTGTCATGTAAAAAAATAATAAGAATCAGTGGAATACTTTCTCACGTAAAAGAAATAAAAGATGAGGGGCAAAGTGGGCTTGTTGCCATGATGGATAATTCTGAAAATTTAAAATATTTCTGTAAGGTTTTGGCAGTTTCAACGGGTTCATTTTTTACATTTTTTGTTTATAAGTTACTGATGAAACTTTCAACAGAGGAAATAAAAACATTATGGTCAATTTATCTTAAAAACTCTGATCCCACTTTTTTTTTGACTATTACGGCATCGGTAGGGAAGATGAACCTACTCAAACCGAAGGCGGAATGATAGGTGGTAATTGTCTGTTAGGAAACATTGCCATGATGAGGGTAAAGCTTAATCTGACAGATAAGGAAATAATGAAAAGGCCATGGATAGTAACGCAGATAGAGAGTGCGGACTTTCCTTATTGGAGTTCAACAAAGAAAAAAGTTATATCAAGCCGTGAAGAAGCGGATAAATATCTTTCAAAATACTACTAAATGGCAGACATAAAATTTTATTCAACCCTTGATAATTCTCAATTAGACGCTGCAATCGCAAAATCTACTCAAAAGGTAGGTTCTTTTGTTGATTCTGTTACTAATTTTGGTAATAACATTGAAACACAATTTCAAAGAGCTGCAATAAGATTAACTGCTTATGTAGGTATTTTTCAGACAATAAATTTAGGGAAACAAATAGTAGAAGTTACAGGACAGTTTCAACAGTTAAGTATAGCTTTTGAGACTATGCTTGACTCAAAGGTAAAGGCTGATCAGATTATGTCTGAATCCATTGCTTTAGCACAAAAGACTCCTTTTACTCTTATGGATGTTACCACAAACGCCAAGCAATTAATGGCAATGGGTGTTTCGTTTGAAAAGGTAATGGGAACTATAAAGAACTTAGGAGATGTCGCAGCCGGTGTTTCCGTTCCACTTTCAAGGATAGCAATAAATTACGGTCAGGTTCTTACATTAGGAAAATTACAACAGAGAGAAATCAGAGACTTCGCCATGGCAGGAGTTCCTTTGGTTGCTGAACTTGCTAAAAATCTCGGAAAGACTACCGAAGAGATTACCGGAATGGTTTCCGCAGGAAGGATAGGTGCTAAAGAAGTCGAACAAGCTTTCCAGACAATGTCAGGTGAAGGTGGAAAGTTCTTTAACCTGATGGATAAACAAAATAAGTCTATTACAGGTCAAATATCTAACCTTGTGGATAAATGGCAGGTAATGATGAATGATATAGGAACTGCAAATTCAGGGTTTATCTATGATACCATAGGGGGTATTGGTACCCTGATGGCAAACTATAAAGAAGTAATAAATATAATTCAAGACTTAGTAGTTGCTTATGGTGCATATAAAGCTGCTTTATTTACTGTAAATTCCCTTCAAATAGCAACAAGAACAACGCAGCTTATTGAGGAAGGTAAAGTAATTAATCAAATACTCACACTTGAACAAGCCGAAATTCTTTCAAAGAAAAAACTTATTGAAGGCACTGCTGCTTATACACTTGCTTCTAAGGCTGAATTAACCGCAGAGCTTGCAAAGCAAACTGCTTTATCGGCTTCGCTGGGTAAAGAAATAGTAAAAAGGGAAGCTGTTATTGCTACTAAAAATGCTGATATTGTTGCTACAAAAATAAAAAATGATGCTGCAATAGCGGAACTTGCTTTATTATCAGAAGATACTAAACAATCAGTCATTAACGCAGCAACAAGAAAAGTTAAAACCACTGCAAAAAAATTAGAAACTTTAGAAACTCAAAAGGGAATATTAGCTGGAAAATTAGAAATTTTACAGGAAAAAGAAAGGATTGCTGCTAATAGAGCAAGTACAATATCAACAAATCTTAATACCGGAGCGCAGGCAGCAAATACAGCCTCTCTTAATATTTTGACTATTGCAAAAGCAAGGGGTGCGGTTATTGCTGCTAAATATAATGCAGTTATTGCTGCAAATCCTTATCTTATTTGGGTATCTGTTCTTACTGCTGCTACTTTTGCTGTTTACAAGATAATCACCGCAGAAACACAAGCAGAAAAAGCAGAAAAGACTTTACAGGAAACTATTAAAAAAACTAACGAGGAAAGAAAAAGAGTAGTTGATGATGGTAATGAACTTACTAATGTAATCAGAAATCAAACCTCTTCGGTTTATGAACAGGTAGAAGCATTTAATGAACTGATTAAAAAATACGACTTTTTTAAGAAATACTCTATTGAGGAAATACAATCCATGACAGCGGAGCAATGGAAATCTGTTATGGAGGAATTTAATATTGCTGTATCAAAAGAGTTACCGCAGGCAAACTATAACAAACAACTTGCATTAGTAGTAAAATTAGGAAATCAAATTGATGAAGTTAATAAAAAAATAAAGGAAGGCGGAAATTCTCAAATACTTACTTCTCAATTAATAAAACTTAATAATGATCTTTTAATTGCTAAATCAGGTCTTATTGCTTACAGTTCGGAACTTGATAAGGTAAAAAAGAACGAATCTGAAACAAGATTACTTTCTTTACCTAAATCAGAGCAGGAGGAATATCACAAAAAAGTTCTTGAAAATCTCAAAATAGAAAAAAAAGCTCTTGAAAATTCATAGACAATAGAGAAAGGAAAAACAGTGCCTAATCTTGTTACCATTGCATCTGGCGGATTAACCCTTGATGATTTAAGTAAAAGAATAAAAAAAGAAGAAAATATTTTAGCTACTTTCAGAACCTCTGATATTGTAAAGAATAAGGCGTATTGGACAAAGATAAAAGATGATGCGCAGGCTGCAATGGATGAATTAACTCCTGATTCTGTTGAATTTAATAAGCAAAAAGTAATTAGAGATAAAGCCGTAAAGCAACTTGAACAATGGTCAAAAACAAAAGCTGATGTTGAAACAAAGGCAGAAAAAGCAAGTAAAAAGTTAGAAGAAGATAGGACTAATTTCATTTTATACAATGCGTTAAAGTTTAATGATGATCTTTTAGATACAGAAGAAAAAACAAAAGATCAAAAACTTGCTATTGCAGAAAATGAATATAAAAAATCATTAGCAGATGCAGAAGAATTTAAAAATAAGAGATTAAAACTTTTAAGTGAAGAAGCCGGAACGAAAGTTACTGAACTTTCAGGAATAGATCTTGAACAATATAACCAACAGGTAGAAGATGCTGCGAAAGTTAGATCAGCTACTAATGTAAGAATTGAATCTGATTCCCAAAAACAGATCAGGGCTATTATGGCTGAATCGGAAGAAGCATTTCTTTCACAAACTAAAAAGGAAGAAGATGCTATAAATGATAAGTACAATAAATGGTCAGCTAATCTTACATTACACGGAGCGTCTATCGAACAATTTACAAAACTTGAAGAAAATAGGGCTGCTGAATTGGATCTTGTCCATTTGAATAACTCTCTAAAGATGTCCAAGTATTATCAAAAAGCGTTTTCTGATCTTTCTGATTATGGATATACTACATTAAAAGATCTTGCACAGGAAACAAAGAAAATGATTGATAGTGCTTCTGAAATAGATATAAAAGGGGAGAAAGGGTATTTAATTACAGAAAAAGCATTTGGTGCAAACGGTGAAGAAATTACAAAAGATAGTAAAATTTCCGCAGAGGCTTATAATTCTTTGATAAAAAAGTATAAAGAACTTGTTGATCTCTATGAGAAAAAGAATCCTTTTGAAATGCTTGCTAAAGACTTTTCAAACCTTTCAGATGCATTAGAAGGAAACGGAAATGTTGGAGATGCGCTTACTAAACTTAATAAAGACCTTAAAAGTGTAGAACAGCAGGTTTATGAAGTCATTGAGAGCTTCAATTTTGATGAAGCTACCGAAGATGTAATGAAAGCGGCAACAAACATGACTACCGGAGTTATTACCATGATAAGCTCTATCAAGGTATTGTCAAGTTCTGCTGCAAAAGAAATGAAGACCATCGAAAAGGCTTCAATAATTCTTACAATAATTCAAGCTGCTTATTCCGCAATTTCAGCAATTTTTGCAAGCCATCAAAAGGCAGAAGAAAAAAGACTTGCTTGGTTAAAAGAAGAATTAGAGACTCAATTGAAAATAAATGCCGCACTTAATGAACAATTAAGAATTCAGGAAGATTCCAG